GAGGCTTGCCCAACGCAGCTTAACCCCGATGAAATGTCTACCCTGATTGCCTACATGGTCTGGTCATACGGTATGCAGGGCGATTGGGACGATATGCTGCCCAAAATCGTGCGCTGCATAAATCTGGATGATGGACACGCCCGTACCGTCAGAGTGGCTAACAGAGACGCTATCAAGTTTCTGGATAAAGTAAGGGAGGATGTTAGCAATGCCCGACGCAGTTAAACTGTTCTCCGAAATAGATCAGCAGTTCCTAGAACTGGAGCAACAATTCGAGACAATCAAAAAACAACGGGAAGAAATAGAACTATGCAAGAAGAAGACATCAAACGCATCCAAAGAGAACTCAACCCCGCACAACACGCCGAATTAAAGTTCCTCCGACAAGAAGTCGATAGATGCCAAGATGCGCGGTTTGCTAAAGAACCACTACCCAACGCCAACCAAAACTACTGGACCGCCGCAGAAGAACTGGACCGATACGTCAGGAGCCTTCGTAATGATGGATACTGGATTTAAAACCATAATCGAAGTGATGAAACAAGGATCGTGGCTCACGGACCTCGAAGTGGCAGAGCGGGCCAAAATGAAACTAGATGCCGCGCTCTACTACCTTAGACGATTAAGACGCTTGGGGCTGGTGATAAGTGAATGGGTTCACGGACAACGGGTCTGGGGTGTTCTTAATTGCACTTGACTTTCTTCTATACTTGGGGTATTCTGTAAAAGTAACCCCAATGGAGAACAGACATGAAACTAACAGACCTCGAAATAGAAATGCTGCTTGAAGCTTTTCACATCTTTCACGACGTATCAAACAACCCCGATATAAGAACTGAAATCTATACCGAAAACCAACAAGACGCCGCCGTCAGTGCCATGAATAAACTCTACGAAGAAAAATCGCAGAGACTGATAGATAACAATAATGCGGACTAAACCCAAACACATCGAAGACGCCCTGCTTCAAGCGGAGCGTCACCTCGACAATTGCTGGTTCGAAGATCGCGGATCACGGGCCATCCAAAAAGCAACAGAAACACTGAACAGCATTAAAGCAGCTATAGCCGTGGGAGAAGAATATGAACCAGACTTCTAAAGCCCGAATAAAAATCACACAACGAATGCTCAACAAAAGCATCATAGACGCCAATAAAAGCGTCGTAGCGTTCGTTAGAAATTGCTACCCAACACTGGGGTACGACTTCATAGAAAATGGGGGCAAAAACACCCTTGTAGCGTACTATGACGATGGTCACGAATATACACCAACACAAATAAGATTGTACCGCCGACCGCGGGGCGATAAACTCCTGTCCGTCGAAGGGCTGACAAGACGCGCCAAAGCAGGGGACGTTATGACGTTTCAGTCCGAAACAGCCGTGCAAAGACATTGGGCGGACAGAACGGGCACATTCCACCCCAGAATAATCGTCCGGCTCGAACTGGGGGAACCACCAAAAGAAATCAATCTAATCGAATAGGGCGGGTTTAGGGGTTTTAACCCGTCCTAGCGCAGGGAGCGGTCGCTTAACACTCTCACGCGGTAGGCCATTTTGACATAGTAGTGGCAGGACCGCGGATCAGGCTCTCGTCTTAATTTAGGCGGGAGCCTGTTTCTTTGGTTACGCGTATACTATACCCTCCCAGAAAAATGAAAAAAAAAAAAACGAAAAATATAGGCGTTACAGGTGTAAACAAAGTTACACGTCTGTAATCAAACAAAAAAAGGGCGAAAAAGCGTAACTTATTTTGTAACTCCATACTAAAGATAGGTGTTACATTGGCACTTTTTTGACCAAAACGGTTAAGCAGCCTTCTGCGTTAAGCCAAAATCCCCACGAAAAAAGTTACGAAAGTTTTTCTGGCGGGGTATACTATATGTTGCTAAAAGGTATTGTATAGTTATTTGCAGTGGAGAGAACCTTGCCTAGAAAAACAAACGCTGATCTTGCAAAACTTCCCAAGCCTTTGAGGATTAAAGCAAGGCCCATTCCTAGAAAGCATACCGGACTAGCCGTGGATAAAGAGGCCAACCGTTCTGACCCCCGAGGCGCGAAGTATAAGACAGCGGACAGCCCTTTGACGCGTAAGCAGGAACTTTTTGTAAAAGAGCTTGTAAGCAACGACGGTATGATAACTTACAAGGAAGCCGCTATTCGGGCGGGCTACCCCGAGAGTTCAGCCCACACCCGTGCATATGAGTTGACCAACCCGCACAAATGCCCGCACGTTGTGGCAGCTATCCGGCGGTATCGAAACGAATTGGATGAACGTTTTGCCATCAACTACAGCAGACACGTCCGCGACCTGCAGAAAATCCGTGACGTGGCCCTCGAAAACGGGGCGTACAGTGCCGCGGTACAGGCCGAGTATAGACGGGGACAGGCGCAGGGTGATATATACGTTAGCAAGGCGGAGATCAGACACGGCAGTATCGACAACATGGATAAGGAAGAGGTGATGAAAGCGTTGAAGGAACTAAAGGAATCCAATGGCTCAGACATTATCGACATTACCCCAACCGAAGATTCCGACGGAAGCGGCGTTTTATCAACAGTTGAGGACAGCCGCGAAAAAGGTTAGGCCACAGTTAAGCCTGACTAGAATAGAAAACTCTGTCGGTCAGGGCATACCCGACCTTATGATCTGCGATGAACGCGGGCTATTTCATTTTGTAGAATTGAAGTTTTGCAGGGCCAATGCGGTACGGTTAAGCCCGCACCAAGTTTCTTGGCTAACGAGGCACCGACACAGCAGCAGTTGGATACTGGTTAAGCAGCATCAGAAGTGGGGGAAAAAGCCTGTCGTTCTTTTGTATCGTGCGGATCAGGCAATAGCGGTCAAAACAGACGGCCTAAAGACCGATCCGGTTTATGAAGGCACAAATCCTTTTGATTGGCCTGTTCTTTTCGACTTGATTTCTCCCATATAATCGCATATACTCTAAGGGTTAGCTAAATGGAGAACATGCTATGAGTTTAAACTATGATCTATGCGGCGTTAAAGCCGACTATAGAGACGACGCCGTCTGGCCTATCACCAGTGCTCTGATTTGGGGCACTATGTCGGTTGGCTTAAATGCGATTACGGAAAATAATTGGGAAGAGTTTTACGTTCGTTGTCACGCCATTGAAACGATCCACGGAGCTTGGCTTCGTGATAAGGATTTAAAAGGCCGACCGATTACGGCAGAGGATGTAAAAAGCCACGTCGGATTGCACACCAATGCGGACACTCGAACTAAGGCCCAGTTCCAGAAAGACATTTACAGACGTTTTGTGGATCAGGCTAACCGCAACATAATACTGGAATTAAAAACCACCGAAGAAAGGGAGAACGCCTAACCGATGTTTATTTTTGAATTAATAGGTCGATTGCTTTATGGCAGCGATTACGAGGAATTGAGCAAAAGAGCTAATCGCAAGAAACCAACGCGAAAACGCCGCCGATAGAACTGTAGAAACTGCCCGCTTTACACGCGGGCTTTTTTCTTTTATAGATATGGGACATTGTATAGATTGGAGAACGCTATGCTAAAAACTGTTGAATATAGCCGCGCAAAAAAGACGCGGGGAATTGCTGTCACATATAGAGCGGGCGACGGTAGCAATTACGGAACTTGTCCCGCCAGTTGTGAATTGAACCCGAGCGGGTGCGGTTCGTCAAAAATTGACGTTGATTATCTGGACGCTGTTTTAGATGCCAGACCAGTCAAAGGTGTATCGTTTACTTATTCGCATTTCTCTCCCCTGCACTGGAAACGTAAGCTTGCGGCAAATAAAACGGTTATCAACTATAGCGCAAAAACGGCAGAAATCGCGGCAAAATTTATGCGGTTTAAGGTGCCTTGTGTTGTGACCGTCGCGGAACGTTTTTGGCAGGGTAAAAAAAAACAATCTGTCAATGGTGCTTTAATTGTACGTTGTCCGGCTGAAATCGTCGCGGGATTTAGTTGCGCGGATTGTGGCAATGGTGATCCATTATGCGCTAGGCTCGAAAGAACTTTTGCAGTTGGCTTTACGGCACACGGTGCGAGTAAAAAGAAAGCCGCTGATCCAGATACAGCGGGCGGTTGTTATGCGTCTGGCGGTAATGTCGCGTTGCACTGGACTGCGACAGCCGCGCAGGATCAGGCCGAAACCGACGGGGACAAATTGCGCCGCTTTGTTTCTGGCTTGCCACCCCGTTCAATAATCCGGCACCATATTGCGGGCGATATTGGCG